ATTATTGTATGGGTATTGTGCATTATAGTATGGCGCCCTTTCAACTGATGATGTATCATTTTCTGTTATGCGGCCTGTTTTAAGTGATACCACCGAGCTCGTATTGGCAGTTTCATTTCTTGCCAGCCTTGATGTTGTAGGTTCATCTATGAGTCTAGGATAATTATTAGATGTTTCATTTGGTTTAACTGGTGCCAAGTCTATCTCTTCTTGAGTCCTAGGATCATTAAATGCTTCCTGAGGATTTGGTACTTTAAGTGGTATATTTGGAAACACACCGAGTATAACTGGGTCTTGTGCTGATTCACCATCAAGAAAGAAACCAAACACCATATCACCTTCTTTTGGTGGATATGGATTAGGATTATTTACGGGCAACATCAACTGAGCCCATGGTAAACTAGAAGTTGGCACTCTCATTTTATCATTTGGGTGCCAGCCAACACATCTCACTCTACAACGGCCAAGTCTAAGTGGGTCTTGTCTATCTTCAACAATACCTGTCCACCAAACGAAACCTTCTTTACCTAAAAATTGTTCTTGTTCTTTCATTATTGATAACTCTCTAATACATCATTTTGATCTCTCGTGTTTGATATTATATCATCATTCTCTGATGTGGTTGAAGCGACCTCTATAATTGATTCGTGTTCAGTTTGTTTTAATATATGTCTAGCAGATGTGATTAAGTATCTACCACTTAAATTTTTATCTCTGTTTTCTTCGTTCTTATCTTTTTCTCCAAAGAAAGGCACATTCACATTTACATTAAATCCTGAAGATAATTGAAAATTACCAGGCATAACTAATTTTAATCTTTTTGAATTTAAATTTTCAAATATGGCTTTTCTTTGAAAAGCATAGTCTTCAGTTTTAGTACCATACGATAATGATTCTGGATCATGTGTTTTTACATAATCACTTAATTGTCTTGCTGTGCTAAATGTATCTAAAACTATTCTTGAATCATACATGGCAGAATTTAAAATACCATCTTTATTTTCAAATGAGCTAAAATTTGGTGTTCTATTTGAATGATTCATATTTTCATAATGGTCTAAGTACGACAACTTCCTTCTTGAAATCATGCGAGTTATTGGGTCGAACCCAATAAATGTGCCAGCATTAACACCAGCTCTTTGTTTTGCAATTGCATCATTTTGAGCAACAACCTCGAATGCTCTTGCACTAGATAGTTCATCGAATGCTTTGCCCTTTTCATTTAAATTTTTAGTTTGAAATTTTATGTCTAATATATCGGGCTCTGATAAAAGTTTTGATATAGTACAAAAATTATATCCAACTAAGTTTTGAAAGAACACAAAACCTGGTGAGTTATCAAAGTTTACAGATTTTCTTGCAACCCATTGAATAGCCTCAATCGGCCTTAAATTAGGTATAATTACATCACGAACACCTGCCGTTGGCTCGTAAATACCACCTAAGTTTGTTGCGGGCACTTTTAAATAATCAATCAATATTCTTTCAACCATTTGTGTATACGGCATCCTGTACGATTGATTAACTCTTTGTTGGTCTGAGAAAAGTAGTTCATCAGAAACAAAATTTAAAACATACTGTTCTTTGCTTTGACTTGTTGTTCTTCTATCTGTTTGTTTGTAAATTCTAAATGCCTTTTTTATATGTCCAATCTCAGAACCCTCTGACTTTGATATATCTATCAATAGAGACTCAGAGCCATCAAATATTAATTTAGAAGAAAGTCCGGTTGCATCACTAATTACAATGTTACCACTTACGGTAGGTATGAATATAGAGTCATATAAATTTAGTTCTAAAAATATTGGAGATATGTCAATATTACCAACTTTTGATACAATGACTAATTCGTTTACATGATATTGTTGCGAATCGGTTACAGTAAGACTCACCTTAAAAATACCCCTTTAAATTCTTTTTCTAACTCCAAAACAAAATCGCTTTTTAATATTTTAATTGATCTTTTTTCTTCATTTTCATTAAATTCGTATGTGTAGTAACTTTCAGTTGATTTCGTAACCTCTTCTGTAACTATATTACCATCATTTAAAGTATAACTGTTTGTAGTAATACCCACGCTAGCATAGGTATTTGCATCGATTTCAAGTTTTTCTATTGTTTGATTTCTACTGCGAGATTCTCTATTTGATGCACCAGCAGTTATAGTTCTTGTTACAGTTTTAAAGTAAGCATGAATATTTGATTCATCAAGAGCCCATTGTATACCTGTTTCATTATTTGCTGTATCTGCATTTGCTGTGTATTTGTCATTAACATATTTTATGAATGTATCTTGATTTAAAGGCCAATCCCATTGTGGGTCTACAATTTGATTAACAGCTAAAACAATCCAATGTCTTTCTGAGTTCCCATATATTTTATCTGCAATAATTTCTGGTGTATCTGTATCTTGAACATCATATGGATAAAATAAATTTGTATTTTCTAATAATGTGGGCTCTATCGTAAATCTTGAAATGATATTTGTAACTGAGTCAAGACCTGGTGAGTCATCACTTGGTGTATAAAATGTTTTTGGAAAGTGTCTAAAATATTTTGCCATTTAACCCCCTTGAGCTTTGTTTTGTTTTAAGACACCCGTGCTAGTGTATTTGTTATTTTCAGAACCTTTTGCACCATCTTCAAGTTCAAGGTCAGTTTTAGTGAGATAAGTTGTCTCTTGAAATTGTAAAACTAGATTTACTGCAAATGGCATACCAGTACCACCTAAAGTTGGACTTACTTCACCTGGTACTTCATAAAAACTTGCACCTTGTGGTGCGTAGTTAATATCTATTGTTGTGAGAATACAAGCTGGTGCAATTGCTGGTATGTTTGGGTTTTGTTTACCAGCGTACATAAATTCTATATCAAACTGTGATGGTGGCACTAAGAAACCTGCAACTGATGATTTTTCTGGTGCTTGGTGAAACTGAAACTGTTTTAATATTTTTTGTACCTCTAAAGCCTCTCTCTCATCTCTAGGATAGAAAGTAAAGTCAAACTGAAATGACCTAAAATTAGGTGAACGATAAATCATCTCTAACATAGGATTGATAACAGTACCCGTTGCTTTTAAAAATGCTAATTCTCCTGCACCACCACCTAATGCTTGAGCTGCTTTAAGACCAGCAAAACTTCCACCTTGCTTGAGTAAATTAGAACCCACTTCTTTTGCAGATTCCTTAACCTTCCCGGTTTTATCAGCATCCATAGCAGCTTCAATACCTTCTTTTATCTTTTGATAGTTTGATTCACCTGCAGCTAATAACTGACCAGGTATGCTATTACCAATGTTTAACTGTTCATAACTTTGTGTGAAATTGAACAACAAAGTATCTGGCATATACAGAGTTATAGCTGATATTGTTCTTTTAGTAGTTTGTAAAAATTCTAAACTACCGCCAGATATTTGTTTTACATTTGTTGATATGATACTTCTAGTCTTTGCTGAATCACCTCCGATTGGTAAACTTTTTTGACCAAATACATTGTTCAAACCAGATTGTATGTTGCCACCAACCTCGTTTATTTTTGAACCAATACTACCTAAAGCACTACCAACTTGATTAATACCACTTTGTATTTTACCTCCTATACCACTACCAAAGTTTTGGTCTATACCTAAACTACCCTTAGCGGTTGAAATACCTTTTTGAATTTTGTTTGTGATAGATGCACCGCCAGCCAAAGCAGATGCTTGTTGTGCAGCTGTATTAAAGTTATCAGATGCTAATTCACTAGGACCACCAGTTCCGCCACCAGCTTGTGTTTTATCTTGTTGTCGAATATAAAAAACCATATAATGGCCTTTATCTGAGTTACCAATGTCTAATGGAAAACGATAGTTTTTATTATTATATTTCGATTCTGTAAGTGGTGCAAGAGGGCCTTTTCTAATATCATTGCCCTTACCAATTTTTATATCTCCGAGTGAAAATAGCGACATTGTTACTCCTTTTCTTGAATACATATTATTTATGACATATAAAGGACGATTTACACCTCAAAACCCAAAAAAATACAACGGAGACTCAAGTAATATCATATATCGATCTTCATGGGAACTTCGTGTGATGAAGTATCTTGATGAGAATCAAGCCGTTGAGTGGTGGGCATCTGAAGAGTTGCCAATACGGTATCGTTCACCAGTTGACCAGAGAGTTCATCGTTACTTTCCAGACTTTATTGTCAAGACCAAAAAGAAAACATTCATATTAGAAGTAAAACCAGACCATCAAACAAGACCACCAAAACAGAAAAGAAGAACAAAGAAGTTTCTACAAGAGGCCGCTACATATGCAGTAAATCAAGAAAAGTGGCGTGCAGCTGATATCTTTTGTCAAGAAAGAGGCTGGGAGTTCAAACTTGTAACAGAAAAACATTTAGGATTGGCATAAATACCTGATTAACAAGGAGAACTAATGTCATTTTCACCTAATTTGTTTTTATCAAATATGACCGCAAAAGATGGTCCTGCAAAACCATCAAGATTTGAAGTCGTATTACCAATACCACCATATATCAACCAGTTTGTAGGTAATTCTATTATAGAGAAAATATTGAACTTTCCGAACTCTGTGATTGGTGATATAACCGATGCTGTTAGTCAAGCCATAGGTAAAGATGGTGGTGATAGTAACGAATATTCCAGAACCTCAAACGCATCACTCTCAAGATACTTAGCACTACAATGTGAAACTGCTGAGTTACCAGGTAAAACATTCTTCACAGCTGATGCAAAAATATATGGCCCAATTTATAAAGTGCCATATCAAAGGTCATATAATGATATTAATTTAACCTTTATTTGCACAAATCAGTTTTACGAGAGAAAACTTTTTGAAAGGTGGACTGAAGCTATCATGCCACCAGATACAAATAATATGAGATTTCCAAAGGGTGAAAAATCAAGATACTATACACAAATTAAAGTTATACAATATGATGAATTGATTAAAAGAATTTATATTGTAAATCTAGTAGATGCTTTTCCGGTTGGGATTGCACCACAACCGTTGAGTTGGTCTGATGATGGTTTTCACAGACTATCTGTTTCATTCGCATATCAAAAATATGAAACAGTATATGAAGGAGGTTATGACCTTGGTCAAGCAGCCACTTCTTTGCTCGGAAGTAAAGGTGCAAATTTGGTGAGAAACATTACTTCTAAAATACCAGTACCAAATATACCATTCTTTTAATTTAAGGTGAAAAATTATGATGTTACCAAAGTTAGATACGCCAACTTATGAGTTAAATCTCATATCAACTGGCAAACCAGTTCGATACAGACCATTCTTGGTCAAAGAACAAAAATTATTTTTGATGTCAGCTGAAACAGATGACACAAAAGAACTTATAACAACAGTTAGAAATGTTTTAAAAAATTGTTTGTTAGATGAGATAGATGTTGATAGTTTACCTTCTTTTGACTTAGAGTATTTGTTTATGAATCTTAGAGCAAGGTCGGTTGAAGAGATTGTAAACTTAAAATACAAATGTAACAACAATGTTAAAAACGAAGAGGGTAATGATAAAAAATGTGGTCATGTAGTTGAATTTGATGTCAATATATTAGATATTCAACCTACTACACATAAAGATCATACAGATAAAATTCAAATCACAGAAAAAGTTGGTGTGAGAATGAAATATCCAACTTTTGAAATGTTTGAAAAGTATGACAAGTTAAATCAAAATGAAGCTATGTTAAAAGTTTTAATTGATTGCATTGATTACATTTATGATGATGAACAAATGTATTACTCTAAAGATACACCTAAAAAAGACATAGAGGAATTCATAGATTCATTGCAACAAAAAGATTTAGAAAAGTTCAAAGATTTTTTTAATACTATGCCTGAAATAAAAAAAGACTTAGAGTTTAAATGCCCTAGGTGTGAGCACGAAGAAACAATTACTGTAAAGGGTATGCAAAATTTTTTCGTCTAATCTTTCGTTATGACACATTGAAAAACTACTATGAGACAAACTTTGCTTTAATGCAACATCACAAGTATAGTTTGTCTGAGTTGGAGGATATGATACCGTGGGAAAGAAATATCTATATCGCTCTGTTAGTAGACTACTTGAAAAAAGAAAAAGAAAGACTTGAACTGCAACAACAAATGCAAAGAGCTAGGAGATAAATGGCAATAAGCAAAATAATCGCAGATGAGTTGAAATCGGATCTCAAAAAAATTGTTGACCCAGGTAATGTTCGTCAAAAAGTCGTGGGTAAAGTTTTTGAGGGTGATGATATATTTGCGAGAGTTGGCCGAAAAGCCTTTGGTGGTGATAAAGAAAAACCTGCTAAAAAAAGTGATGTTGAAAAAGTAACGAAACAAATTTCATCAGATGTAAGTAATTTAAATACTTCCCTTAAAGCCATGGTTGAAAGTTCTTCAGTTTTACCTAATATGGCCAATGATGTGAGCATCATAGCTCAAAATATGCAACAATTAGTTGAGTTGAGTAAGCCAGATGCAGATGATTTTTTTCGACAAGAAGATATGGAAGAAGCTCAAAAAGAAGCAGAGAATGTTGAACCAATCAAAGTAGAGGCTGAATCTGGTCAACCACAACAAACCAAAAAGGGTGGTTTTTTAGGTATGTTACAAAGTTTTGGTAGCGCCATAAAAATGGCTTTTGCAAAACTTTTTGACCCTAAAAAAATACTTAAAGCAGTGCTTAAAGTTTTTGTAATTGCAACTTTAATTGTAAGTCTTTTTAAAGGTATCAAAGATGGTTTTGATAGATACAGAGAAACTGGTAATTTATCTGATGCACTTTTTGCTGGCTTTGGTGGTATGTTTGAATTTCTTACATTTGGATTAATAAATGAAGATTCACTTAAAAGTATATTCAATAACTTATCTAAATTCTTTGAGCCAATTAGTAAATCAATACAAAATATATTTGGTGGCATTAAAAATTTTTTTGGTGGTTTGTTTGGTGGAAATGCAACATCAGAAGATTTAACGGGTGACACTGAAAAAAATGCTTTAGGCAAATTTAAAGAAGGCCCAATCCCTGATGTTCTGAAAAAAACAAATCTTAAAGATGCCACGACTAATATACTAGATAACATTGATAAGCCTAGTTTAAAAACAAGTCAAGAACAAAAGTTAAAAGAAACTCAAGACATTGTAGAACCTAAAAAAGATGTTAAAGTTATAAAAGAAGTTTCTAAGCCTGTACAAACTCCAAAGAAAACGACACCCGCTAAA